CCATTGAATTGATGGCACGGTAGAGCCAGTGACGAGTTCGCTTGCACTTGTCTTGACGTTTGCGGATCCGGCAAGGGGTAGTGTTACTGCGACTCCACCCTTTTGTGTCCATGGTAGGCAGCTCGTGAAGTAGTCGTGGCGCTTGCGGATGTTTCGGACCAGGTACTGCGCTACCGGGTCTGGTCCGTTGTCCATTGCGGCGATCCCCGTGCTCGAAGTGCTTCCGTAGGTCGCTGCGTTGTCGAGGTTTTCGTCTTTGAACCACTGGTTGTAGCAAATTTGGTAGGCGCGTAGCGGGAGTGCGCTGATGCTGATGGTGTTGCCTGCGCCTGTTTGTCCGGTGCATGGGAGGCCGTACCAGTCGAATAGGCTTTGGCGTGCGAAGCCGCCGACCGGGCTGACGATCTGGGGGATGGTGAAGCTGATGCTGTCGGCGGGGTTTTCTTGTTCGCCCATGAACTTTTGCCAGTTGATCCACACCAGGCGGTTGGGGACGAAAAAGAAGAACGTCTCCAGGTCGATGTTGTCCATGAGTGGGAATATGGGTGTTGCCATTCGCACGAATGCGCTCATGGTTACTTTCCAGCTGTCGCCTGGGAGTACTTCCTGCAGGTAGATCGGCAGGAGGTTTGAGGCGCTCATGGTGGTCTTGTGGTTGTTCTGCATCCTGAAGGAGCTGCGTGGTACGTCGCCCCTCGGGATCATTGCGAAGTCTTTGACGTTGACCTTCGGTGCTCGAAGGTTTGTTCCGTAACTGCCTGGCATTTGCGTTCTCCCCAGTAGGTGAGGCCGACGGGCCGAGCCCCCGAAGCGCGTCTGCGCGATCTGAGAGGGGGTCGGTCCCGTTGGCTAGGTTTTTACGTTTGACCCAACGGTTAACTGTTTCGGTGACCCTGTGTCGAAGAGTCCGGTTTGCGTGTCGTATGTACCTAACTCGTACAGCTCGAAGTCCTCCGGATGGAGGTAGAGCTGGTTATCTTTGTCTTGGTTGTTCACCGCGTCGGTGAACGCTCTTTGTCCTGATCCGATGCTCGGTGTGAACATCGGATTGCTGAATTGATCGGTCTTGATGTCTCTAACTGCTAACACTGCCATTTTCATAGTTTTGTCCGTTTGTCTCTTAATCTGCTTAAGGCTACTAATTCTCTGTCTCTTAATCTTTGCTCTGTTGAATCTTCTGGTTTTTGCATTTGCTTTCTTGTTACCTCTTTGCTCTCTATCAGATCTGCTCGGATGTCTAACATTTTCTTGTCGTAGTACCTCGGTGGTCTCAGGTGGAGTCCACCTGGTTGCACGGTTGCATCTCGTGCTTCGTATACCTCTCTCCAGTTCTTGCGAAGCCATGCTTCGCCGATTCCTGGTCTTAGGCTCATGCGGCCCATCTCAGGAGGGACGCTAATAATTTCGCCAGTGCGTATGTCCAGGCGCTCGTAATGAGCAGCACTGTTAGGGCCAGTAATTTTCTTTGTGGCGTACTTCGCCACGTAAGCGGCGCTCGCATAGGTGACATTGCCGGTGCTGCTGAAGCCGTACGGCCAGAGCTGCTCGAGCAGCTCGCTGCGGTACAGGTTCTCTCCTATCTGGGTTAGATCCGTGAAGGCGCAGCCGAACAGGATCGCGTGCCAGTGTGGTCTCTTGGTTTGCTTTCCGTATTCGCCTGCGGCGAAGAATCTGGTTGGTCCGTTTCGCTTCCGGAGTCGGTACATGAAGCGTTGGAAGTCTGTGTAGTCGAGACCAACACGGTAGTGTTGGTCGTCGTAGGTTAGCGTGATGAAGCTGTTGTGTTGGTGCATTTGGGCCTCGTGCATGCAGCGCGTGGCCCACATCTGTGTCCGTTGTATTCGGCAGCCGATGCAGCGACCGCAAGGGAGCGTGAGAGGTCTGCCGCCTTTCTCTGCTCCGAAGTGGATTGCTCCGGAGTCGAGCTTCTCTGCTTTGATTGGCCTGTAGCAGGCCACTTGATGTGCTCCCTTTGGGTGGCCCACCAGGTGGGCCACCCCTGTTTTTTCTTACAGTCGGTAGCCGCCGCGCATGGGCGGCGGTCTGACGTTTCGGGGATGCGTTTTGCCGACCTGGTGTCGGAATTTGCCTGCTGATCGGCGCTTGTTCAGGTGCTTGCGCTTGCTGTGGATCATTCTGTGGATCTCCTGTGGATAGCCTGTGGATAAGCTGTGGATATCTTTTTGTGCGGCGCAAAAAAAGCCAGATCCGGATCCGGACTACTACTACAACTGTAGCGAGAGCCGGACCGGATCTTAGGGCACCCGGGCTACTTGATGTAAGGGTGCCCAGTGAGACGGCGATTAGCCGTTCTCACGTACCCCCCTGGGGGGGTGGTACAGGGGGGGGTGTGGTTTGGCCCTCCTGGGGCTTGTCCGGAGGTTTGGCGAGGGGGTCTGGTCGCTTCGTTGCCATCCCGAGCCTGATCATCTCTTCCTCGTTCTCGGGGTCTTCACAGAAGTCGAGGTAGGCCTGCGGGTCATTGTTGAACCGTGCCCTGAGTTTTGCCGGGAGTTCGTTGAACGCGTGGTTGGCGGCTATGACCGCTTCTTGTGCTGATCGGAAGTCGAAGATCTCGGTGAAGTCTCCGTAGTAGAGCGGTCTTGGGTCCTGTGGCATCTGTCCGGTGATTTTGAAGCGTTCCATCATGACGTTGATGTCTGCGTCTTCGGCCATCGATTGGATGGTCATTGATGGTCCGAAGTCTGTGATCTGGCATTCGTCGCTTGCGGCTTTCTTGTCGTAGTTGTTCTCGGCGCGCCAGGTGATTTTGGTGAATGGCATGGCTATCGCCCCTGTGTTGGGTATTGCGCGCGGTTGTAGATGCTCAGTCCCTGGTCGGCGTGTCCGAGTATCAGGCGGAGTGCTTCTATCCAGACTCCTAGGTTTTGGCCCATGACCTGTGTGCCCATGACTTTCGCTGAGCTGCTGCTCAGGATTTGCTGCTGCTGGAGCTGTGACTGCTGCGCTTTGAGTAGCGATGCGTAGAGCGACTGTTGCATGTTCTTGTCGAGGTTCTGCAGGACGCCTTGTGCTTCCTTGATGGTGGTGTCGGCTTGTGTGTTCTTGATGTCGGCGTTGATCTTGTCGATGGTGGTGTTGGTGAGCTTGAGCTGGTTTGCGGCTTGCTGAGCGGTGAGGTTGCCGAGGAGGCCTCCGTGTGGTGCGTTCGCGTAGTCGAGCGTTCCGTCGGGTTTGACCGGGACGACGTCGTCTGCGCCTGTTTGCCACCTGGTGAGCTTGGCTTCAGCGTCTGCTTTGTCTGCCTGGGCGTTCTGGAGCTTGATCTGGCTTCCCAATGCGAGGGCGTTGCTGACTTGTCCGCCGAGCTGGCCGAAGGCCTGTCCGGGGTTTTGCATGGTTGCGAGCGGTGTGGATGGCTGGCTTGCTGCCTGTCCTGTTGCGAGTAGGGGGTTGAATCCTGCTGCCAGCAGGTCGGCTTTGCGGCGTTGGACCGCTGTGTTTGACATTTCGGTCTGCCACTGCTCGTTCTGCATTTGCAGTGCCATGTTGGCGGCGTTGGTTTGTTGCTGTCCGTGTGCGCTGATGAGGTCGCCGACTATTCCTGCGGCGGCTGATCCTGCTGCTGCCCATCCAGCCATGGTGGTTTTCTCCCGAAGGTTTTGTGTAGGAGGGTGGTTGCCTCGAGGGCTTCCTCGAGGAGCTGCTCGAGGGAGGGGGGAGTGACCCCCCGTCCTCTGTATCCCGGGTGGTGCCTCCACCCGATTAGGCTCGCGTAGATCAGTGCGAGTGTCTGTCCGTAGTTCATCAGAAGTGATCGATGAGGCCCGGGACGCTGTGTGTTGGCATTGGTCGGGCGACGATCTGGTCGAAGAAGAAGTCGCACAGGAACTGTTGGTTTGCTCCGCTTGCTCCTGCTGCGATTGCTCGTTGGACTTGGGTGAAGGTGCTGTCTGCGATGAAGGCGCTTGCGAGTGTCGGTAGTGCTCCGAACTTCTCTACCAGGTGCCATGCGTCGAGTGGTGTCGGTCCTGTGCTGTTGAAGAACGAGCTGGTGAAGCTCGGGTGGTATCGGTATTCGTCCCAGTGGGCCTGGAAGCCGAAGGTGAGTGCGTCGTTGGCGCTGCCGTCGCTGAATATTTCGTAGTTGAAAACGCTCTGTTCTCCGAGGCTCTGGAAGACTGGGAAGTAGAAGTCGTACTTGGTGTTGCGTTTCCAGAGTCTCCTGATTCCCTGTTGGTATGCCATGGTCTGCCGGAAGGCGCACAGGCCGATGATGTGGCCGTGTTCGGTGAAGCTTTGGCGGAAGCCGTGTGACGTGCTGACGAGTGTGCCGGCTGCGCTGAGTGTGCCGAGTGGCGCTGTTGTTCCGGTCGCTCCTGTGCCGGTTGTTTGTGGGACTGGCGTGATGGTGACGGGTGTTTTTCCGCCCCCTAGGTATTCGGGTTTCTGGACGCGGTGGTCCTGTGGCATGACCCCGAAGTGGACCATGCACAGCTCCTGGTACCTTGTTCCGCCCCTTGCTTCTTTCTCCAGGAGCCTCTGGATCTGGAAGCTCTGCCGGAGTGCGTTGATGGTGGTTGCTGTTGCGGTGCTGAGGTCGGCGAACAGGTTGCTCGGGTAGATGTCGGGCTGGATTGTTCCGGCGACTGCGGTGTTACTCCAGCTCATTTTTCCGTTGGCGCTGCCACGCGTGAAGGGTGCGCCGGCGACGTTTGGCACCTGGGTGGTGCCGGTGATGTCTCTCCATTGAATTGATGGCACGGTAGAGCCAGTGACGAGTTCGCTTGCACTTGTCTTGACGTTTGCGGATCCGGCAAGGGGTAGTGTTACTGCGACTCCACCCTTTTGTGTCCATGGTAGGCAGCT